CTTCTGTCAGAGTAAGCTGTTATGTTAGCGTCAGCAACTAAGTTACCACTGCCATCTATATATAAAACTTCAGTACCATTTGTTTTTCTGAAGATATATCTATCGGCTGATTGGAAATAAAGATGACTTGAATGCCATTGTATTTTATTAGCTTCTCCTGTCCAGCTACCTGCACTACTTCTTATATCACTATTAGCAGCAATAGTTATAGCACCAGCACCACCAGAAAATGTGATGTCTCCAGTTGCTTCATCTCCTGCGTCTGATCTTAAAAAGCTAGAAGCATGTAAACTGTCAACTGTGTCAGCATTAATGTTTAGTCCATCAATATCTGATTTAGTTTGGTCAGCAGTAGCACCGTTTTCTACGTTTAATAATGATCTTGCAGCAGCAGCAGTATATGACCTTCCATAATTGTCAGAGCCATTAGTACCTGTAAACAAACCCATGCCAGTCGTACTACCAGAGGTTCCAAATGTATTTACCATATTTAGGTAATTTCCAAATATGTAGCCAGCACTATTTCTAGAAACAATAGTAGAGTTTCCAGCAGTTTCACTCCAAGTTCTGCCATCTAAATTATCAGCATCTAATCCACTACCAGAACCATCTACAGTTTTGATAGCTGTAAGTATTTCAGCAGCAGTCTGGTCAGCAGTAGCTCCAGATTCAATACCGTCTAATTTAGTACCGTCAGCAGCTACGTCTCTACCGTCAACTGTTCCTGTAACAGTCATGTTTCCTGTTACGTCAAGACCAGAACTTGCATTTAAATTTCCAGAAACAGTTGTTGTTCCATCAGATTGAATATTTAATCTACCAGCGTTATTAGTTACATCTTTAATATCAAAATGACCACCATCTACTTTTATCTGAAAATCACTGTCAGCATTACTGTCAGTTAAAGAAATTGTTGGTGCAGTATGAATTAAATTTAAATTTTTACCACCTAAGTTACCTGTAGTAGTTACTAATTGAGATCCAAAATCAGGGGATATCTTAGTTCCAGCTATCGCTGCGTTAGATGCAATGTTGTCGTTGTCAATAATTCCATTTTGTAAATTATTGTGATTAACATTTACATCGCTAGGTAATGTACCAGCAGCAATTTTAGTTACCGCTATTGAATCTGTACCTAATCTTCCAGCAATGGAAGCTGAAGATACGTTAGACATATCTTCTCTTGCTAGTGGTCTACCACCAGCTTGTGAACCGTCATGTACGACGGCTGTATCTTTTGTGGTATCTATAGTTACTTCGCCTTCGGCACCAGTAAATGATGCGTGTTGCGTTGTAGTACCACGCCTTAATTTTAATAATTTTGCCATTTAAAGTGTACCGAAATCGAGAGTTAAATTAGTTGTTGTTATTGCATTGGGTGCGATAGTTTGACCAGCTATAGCAGCTATAATTTCTGCTACTGTTTGATTACCAGTTGCTCCAGCTTCGATAGCATTTAACTTTGAAAGCAAAGCATCAGTAAAAGCATTTGTATTACTATTAGTTTCGTAAGCTGTTTTTATTTCTGAGTTAGATTGATCGGCTGTCGCTCCAGATTCAATTCCATCTAGCTTTGTTCCGTCTACTGAAACATCTCTACCATCAACTGTTTGTGTACCAGAGAAAGTTAAGTTCCCTGTCATCTGTCCACCAGTTTTTAATATCAAGTTTCCTGTAGCTGTTACACCACCCTGCCAAGCAGAACCGTTGTAAACTCTTAACTCGTCTTGTGTAGTATCAAAATATAAATCTCCAACATCAAGACTTGAGCTTGGCGCAGAAGATTCAATACGATAACGATTAGCAAAAGTATTAACATCAGTAATATTGGTTGCAACAGTATTAATGTTTGTCGCATTAGAAACTGCACTGTTTATATTTGAAGCGTTAGATACCGCACTATTAATATTTGAAGCGTTGCTTACAGCAGAGTTAATATTTGAAGCGTTTGCTTGTACAGCGTTAATGTTAGATTCATTGTTTTTAACCGCAGTAATATTTGAGTTGTTTGCAGCTACCGCATCAATATTTGTCTTATTAGCATGAACAGCATTAATATTTGATTCGTTATTTTTAACCGCAGTAACGTTTGCATTATTGCCTGCAACTGCTGTTACATCCGAACTGATACCAGCTACTGTGTTTATATTTGTAGCATTATTCTTTACTGCATTAATGTTGGTAGCATTGCCAGCAACAGCAGTGATATTAGAATTGTTTCCTGCAACCGCAGTTACGTTGGAATTATTACCAGCTACAGTTGTGACGTTTGCGGATATTCCTGCAACAGTTGTTATGTTGCTTGAGATGTCAGCACAAGTATCTAAGTCAGATACGATTGCTGTAGTACCCAAGGTATTCATATCAGCCACCGCATCAGAAGTACCTAATCTTCCTATCTCTGTGGCTTTACCAGCTACAGTTGTGACGTCTGTATTTATTCCAGAAACTGTATTTATATTTGCAGAGTTGTTTTTTACTGCATTAATATTAGTCGCATTACTAGCTACAGCAGTTACGTTTGCTGAGATTCCGGCAACAGTAGTTACGTCTGAGTTTATCCCAGAAACTGTATTTATATTTGATGAGTTATTTTTAACAGCATTAATATTAGTTTCGTTGTTTTTAACGGCTGTAATATTAGTATTATTAGCAGCTACTGCATTCACGTTTGCAATCGCATTACCAACTGTATTTACGTTTGCAATATTTGTTGCAACTGTGTCTATCTCAGATGTTGCTTCGTTTAAATCATTAGCAACGGTGTTTACGTTTGCTATGCTCGCACCAACTGTGTTGATAGAGTTGTTACCTGAACCAGTATTAACAGCTTCAGTTATTAAACCTAAATCTTCTAAGAAAGTAACATGACCAGCAACAGTATTAATGTTAGTAATAGTTGACTGGTTAGGTGTGATTGGTGAGAAGCCGTCTCCTGAAGAGCCGTCATAAACCATCATTACTTGGTTAGCAGAACTATCAAACCATAAGTCACCAACTGTTAGTGATCCTCCGTCAGCTCTTTGTGTTGGAGCTGTAGTTGATATCTGATATAAATCAGCAAAGTTTTCAATATCAGTTAAGTTATTACCACAAGCCACCACCTGAGTGATGTTTGAAGCAACAGTATTAACCTCAGTAGCTTTTGCTTGTAATCTGTGGAATGCGTAGGTATGTAATGTACTTGTTGTTTCAAGTATCATTCCAAAGCCTGATGGTATAACTCCAGTTACGCCTGTAATAGTGACAGTGTTACCAGTTCCTGCGCCATTTGCGATAGTGACTGTTCCGCCACTGGGTGTAAGATTTGTTGATACAGCTTTAACAGAAACAACAGTGCCATTACCATTGTTGATATCAGGGTTAGCTGTTGGGAAAGAAGTTTCATTTGCTAAAGGTACAAATCCACCAGTGTCATCAAGTAGATCAATTATTCTTGCGTCAATAGCAGCAGTAGTTGCTACCTTTGTATCTCCACTAGACCATGTAACTCCACTAGCAATAGTTTCTGAAGAATCCTGTCTAAGGAATTTAGCTTCAGCTTCTGTCTCTGTGTAGTATCTACCGTCTAGAGCACCGGCTGTTAATTCAGTTTCTGTGAAATATCTGTTATCTAGTTGACCAGCATCTAGTTCTGTTTCGGTATAGTATCTACCGTCTAGAGCACCACCTGTAAGTTCTGACTCTTGAAAATATTGATCGTTTAATTGACCACCATTTAGCTCAGCTTCTGTGTAGTACCTTGTGTCTAGTTGACCAGCATCTAGTTCTGTTTCTGTGTAGTATCTACTATCAATTAAACCACCAGAGGTAAGTTCAGTTTCAGTAAAATATCTATTGTCTAGTTGACCAGCATCTAGCTCAGTTTCTGTATAGTATCTACCATCAATAGCACCTCCATTAAGAAGTTCTGTTTCTGTATAGTACCTATTGTCTAGCTGTCCAGCATCTAGTTCACTTTCGTTGTAGTACCTAGTATCTAATGCACCACCACTTAGTTCGCCTTCAGTGAAATATCTAGCGTCTAAAGCTCCACCATCTAATTCAGTTTCGGTGTAATATCTACTATCAATAACACCATTAATACGAAGTTCATCTTCGGTGTAGTATCTATTATCTAGTTGACCGGCGTCTAGCTCAGTCTCTGTGTAGTATCTATTGTCTAATGAACCTACTTCTATATCTTCTTCTTTAATACTTCTGTTAACTACGTTGTCTCCAGAAACAGTTATATCTGTTGGAAGTGCTCCAGATCCTAATTTAGTCATAGCGACTGAATCGTCAGCTAATTTAGAACCTTGTATATTTGCACTAGGACTTACGTCAGCATTGACGATAGATCCATCAACTATGTTTGCTGAGTTAACAGTTATTCCACTAGGTAAATTACCTGTAGCTAATTTGCTTTGAGCAATAGCAGCAGATCCTGAAATATCAGCATCAACTAATGTGCCATCTTTGATATGAGACGAAGTAATAACTCCATCTCTAATATCCTGATCTATTATTTGGTTTCTATTTTCTTTAATACCATGTCTGACTAATGTCTCTAAGGAATTAAGATCGGCAGCTTTAATAGATGAACCCGGAGTAAAAGTTACTGTTGGGTTAGATACATCTGTTTCACTATATATG